GCTGAATATGACGGCGAGTTAGCTATAATCGACTTCAAAACATCTGCCAAACCCAAACCACGGGAATGGATCGATCATTATTTCGTACAATGTATGGCATACGGTTGTATGTTGTATGAACTGACAGGTATTTCTGTCAAAAAACTTGTGATTATTATGGCTTGCGAAAATGGAGAGTGCGTCGTCTATGAAGAACGAGACAAATCAAAATACATCCGACTGCTTACCGAGTACATTGGAAAGTTTGTTAGAGATAAACTGGAGCTCTATGGAACCAAATAAGGAACTAGAAAAGGCAATTGAGAGTAAATTCTTGACACCTTCCAAATTTGCTTTGGAGATTGAGAAGATCGTCGCAGAGGAAAAAATCAATTATATTGATGCGATCGTACACTATTGCGAAATCAATGAACTTGAGGTAGACTCTATAACGAAGCTTGTTTCAAAACCACTGAAAGAAAAACTGAAGTGGGATGCAACAAGACTCAACTTTATGAAGAGAACTTCTAGAGCGAAATTGCCTTTATGATCGTGACACCTTTTGAAACCTATCAACATTATTTGTCACTAAAAAATCATTTCACAAATCCAAAATACGATTTCTTCAAGTACGGCGCAAAAACCCGTGCTAGTGTAACCTCTTTCAACAAGAGGAAAGATAAGTATTGGTTTGAAAAAACTTCACGAAAGTATTCTGACGAAGAAATTGTGGATTTTTTGGTATCTAATTTTGCTGCAGCAGACAACCCACAGAACCTATGGATTGGAGAAATTATCAATTCTGGAGAAAGGACTTACGCCGCGTGGATGAAACGAAGACAGAGTTCGACTTACTTGTTCAAAGAACAAAGCAACGAGTTATTCTTGGAGAAAGAATTCGCGAAACTGTTCGATTGTTCCAAAGGACACCCTATTCTCCTGAAAGAATATCTAAGCGGGAGATTGTCGCTAGAAAACTTCGTGATCTACGACAAAATTTTCCATTTCTCTAAAAACTTTGATAAAAAGTTGACTGATCCGGTGTGGGAAACCGTAAGTCTTAAAATTAAGAAATATGGACCCTTCATAAATATTGACGTATTCAACTACAAAAGAATTCTAAAGGAGATTATTAGTAATGGCTCTTGATAACAAAACTGTTCTTGAAAATCTGACTAAGCAGAGAGATGAAATGGCGCAGCAACTTGAAACTGCCCGTGTGACTCTTATCAAACTTGAAGGTGCTATTGACGTTCTTACTCAGATTGAAGAATCTGCTGAAGAAGGTGAAGGTGAAGCAGCTGCTGCAGAAACCGAAGTAGTATCAGAGTGATAATGAGTGATTTTTTTGATTCTGAAATCATTCAGGAAGAATTAAAAGAAATCAATAAGTTGCAAGAGAGAATCTATGGTTCTCTCTTCAATTTTGGAGTGATGTCTCGAGACGACAAACTTGAGCACATCGATATACTAGCGAGTTTGCTAGAAAAACAAAAAGTGATGTATACTAGGTTATCTCTTTCAGACGATCCTAAAGCGGTTGAGATGAAAGAGAATCTTCGCAAATCAGTTGCTATGATGGGGTTTCCCCCTGAAACTGATATGAGTATGCTGTTTAGTAGTATGAAGGCGACCATTGACGCTCTCAAGGAATACGTTGACTCTTGAGAGATTCTTCGCTATACTATCCAAGTAAATCCCCCAAATCCAAACAATCCGAGGTATCTAAATGTCTTTCGCAGACCTTAAAAAACAGTCCAAGCTTGGCTCCCTGACCCAGAAACTTGTCAAGGAAGTTGAGAAAATGAACAACAACGGTAGCGGTTCTTCCGACGACCGTCTTTGGAAACTGGAATGTGATAAAAGCGGCAATGGGTATGCCGTTATCCGTTTCCTCCCTGCTCCCGATGGCGAAGATCTGCCATTCGTGAAACTGTACTCCCACGCCTTCCAAGGTCCTGGTGGTTGGTACATTGAGAACTCTCTCACCACTCTGGGTCAGAAAGATCCTGTGTCTGAGTACAACTCTCTGCTGTGGAACAACGGCACTGACGCAGGTAAAGATGCTGCACGTAAGCAGAAACGTAAACTGACTTACATCAGCAACATTTATGTTGTTAAAGATCCTGCCAATCCTCAGAACGAGGGTAAAGTGATGCTCTACAAGTATGGCAAGAAGATCTTTGACAAACTGACTGCTGCTATGCAACCTGAGTTTGAGGACGAGGAAGCAATTGATCCGTTTGATTTCTGGCAGGGTGCCAACTTCAAACTGAAAGCTAAGAACGTTGCAGGTTATCGTAACTACGATTCTTCTGAGTTCGCTGCCCAGAGCGCACTCTTGGACGACGATGACGCAATGGAAGCAATCTGGAAGAAAGAGAACTCTCTCGCTGAGTTCACTGCTCCTGATCAGTTCAAAGATTATGATGCACTGAAGAAGCGTCTTGATTATGTTCTGGGTAACAAGGGCACTCCTCGTTTCCAGGATCAAGAAACCGTTGAGGCAGAGGAAGAGTTCCGCGCTTCTAACCGTGGTCCTGCTCCCCAGGTGACTTCTACCCCTGGCGACTTCAATGCAGATGACATCCTTCCTTCTAATTCTTCTTCTGATGATGAAGATGATGCAATGGCATACTTTGCTAAACTTGCTGAAGATTGATGAAAGATTTGAAGATTCCCTTTGCTATCGTTTCCTTTCTTCTTGTGCAAGGTGCAGGTGTAGTGTGGTGGTCTTCTCAAATTGACGGTAGAGTAAAGACTCTCGAAGCAGAGAGTCTCTCTATCGCCAGAGAAAACCGCCGATATATTCAAGAAGTCATTATGCCTTCTTATGAAATCAATGATGCTTGGGACAACCCACATCATAACAACTGGTTGAAATCTGGCGGTTGGAAAGATTGATTAGTGAAATCTGATTACCACATTGATCGTGTAAATAAGAGTGATGCCGCAGAGTTACTTCTGCGGTTTCATTATTTAAAGGATATATCTAAAACCTTTAAATCTGGTTATAACTACGGTTTATATAAAAACAACGAATTTTGTCCTCTGAATATCGGAGGCATCCAGGGAGTCTGTATCTTTACAGGTCTCCCTGTTCCAGAAATAGCAAAAGGTGCGTTTGGTCTAGAAAGAAATGAGCAAGAAGGATTATTTGAACTTTCCAGACTCTGCATCCACCCCGACACTCAGCAAGAAGAGTACAACATTACTTCTTGGTTTGTTGCTAAAGCAATCAAGCAACTTAGAAAAGAAACAAAAGTTAGGGCGATTATTTCATACGCTGATAGCGAGTATCACGGTGGCACAATCTATCGTGCTTGTAATTTTAGGTACTGTGGTCTATCAGATCCAAAAAAAGACTTCTACTTCACCGACGGTACCAAACATTCAAGAGGTAAAATCGGAGATGCAGAAGGTGAGTGGAGAGATCGCTCACGCAAACATCGTTACGTGATGGTATTTGATAAGAAGTTAGATCTCTTATGGACCGATCAAACGAGTGTTGTCAGTAACTGCTAAACGGTTATCAAGAGAACTGCTACTCTCATCGTAATACATCAAGTTTCTCATATCATTTAAGAATACCTGAAGATAACCTGGTTTCATTAATTCAATTTCTCTTTTCTTTTCATTCTCTATAGTTTCATACTCATAGTTACTAATTCCAATCACAGGATTTATATCTCCAGAGACAGTTTTGTACTCAATGTTTGAAGATTCTCTGATACCTGTGTATGAGTTTGCTTGAGTTGAAGCATCATATGGAGGAGAGATTTTAAAGTCTTGATTGACAATTTGTCCAGCAGGTAAAATAAGTCTACCTTTTGCATCTCTGACTTCAATGGTTTCATAATGATGAATGTCATTCATTTCTGTTAAACCATACTTATTCTCAACATAGTTGTAGAGATCGTAGTTAGACAGTGGCCATTCATCTCTGATATTTGTGATACCAGCAGTTAATATAACAATCCAATCAAGATCAGATTGACCGTAAAATATCTCAGCAACGTTGTCTGGTCTTTGAGTGTCAAGAATAACGTACTTATCAAAAAAGTTTACGTTGTCTTGAATCCAATCTTGAATCTTGACTCTTCGGAATATATTTTTAATCCTTACATATTCCTTTGAGGAAGTTTTATGTAAAAGATTAGACTGATATAGAATATCAGGTAGTTCTCTGAAATAAGACATTAGAAACCTACACCTCCAACTCCAGTGTGTTGGAATGCATCATCTGGATTAGCAGATGGTCCGGTATAACCAGGTGGTTCATAATCCTCAGCGTAGATTGGATTAATCTCTTTGAACGTACATTGAACTTGAATATGAACTGGAGTTCCATCTTCATAAGTTGCATATGTACCTGAAGCAGTGTAATTTACTGCCATATCAGTGAGAGAACACAACTTAAATTTATTCAAGAATGGATGATCTCTTTGTCCACTTACATATTCCAGTTGAAATACTTTAGGTGCTTGAATAAACAATGCATTTCTTGACTTAGGAGCCATTGCTTTTTTCAAAGTTCTAATAATTGATCTTACTTGATCTGCTTCCCTCTTTTCCCTAGGAACAAAGTCAAATACAAATGGAAATGATCTTAGGGTAACACCACTAAAAAGCAATTCTAAATTTGATTGTAAAATTTGACCAGATGCTCTAGATATCAAAGCATCTGGATTTACATTAGCACCAAGTGCATTTATTGCTTTTCCAGCAAAAATTGATTGTATCGCGTCTTTTGTTCCTTGATCTATACCCTCAACTTCTCCTTTAAATATTTTTTCGGCAAGTGTTGCTGCTGTAAAAGCAGTACCCGCAGGGTCCTTTAAACCACTGGCTGTAACTGAAATACCTGCTGCTTGAATTGGACTTAAAGTATCATCACCATAACTTACTGCTAAAGCATCGCTAACTTGTTGAGGTATTGGTAAATAAATGTACTCTGCATTTGCATGCTTCTTCTTCCGAGCTTCACCACCCTTTTTATCCGGTCTAGCAACAAAATCATTATAAGATTGAACAGCACCAATTTTTTTAATATCTATTTCTCCTTTAGCATTGGTAATGTTATCACCCAGTCCGAAAATATCACTAGTTCTTACTTGATCAAATATTGAAATATACAAAGCATCAACAGAATCATCCAATCGTTCTAGAGGATATCTAAACATTACTGGTGCATCAGCTGGTGGTCCACCTGCCTTTTGTTGAGATCTACCAGTATCTTTTGCTTTCGCTCCCTCTTTAGGGACTATCCTATTTCTAGAGCGTCTTCTATTGATTTCGTCTTGTCTTCTCATTCTGCACTAGAATTGAACACTTTTGAGTTATTTAGCCGCCAACTTTGAAATCTCTGATTGGTAAAGTCATTACGTCCCTAAGTTCTGATGGATAGATTTCATAAATGCCATCTGATATAACTTCACTTGCAAGATAATTTCTTATTGATTGACCCTTCCCCAACCAATGAAAGTTCTGTCCAACCCATCCATTTTCGGAGACGTTACGAATTTGAACCACAGGATTTCTATCATATCTAATCCCTGGTGTGATCGCAACATATTTGTAGACGTACAGTTTTCCTGGGATTGGTGCATCTGATTTCTCTAGAACTTCAAGCAACTGATTCATAACAATATCTGGATCTCTAACACCAATCATTCTATTCGTGATAACACGAACTCTATTGCGATTTTCGTCAGTATCTGTGGGTCTCTGTGCAGATTCTGCTGCTGCTTTCGCTGCTCTCTGCTCAGCAAGTTTCCTTCTCTGTGATTGAAGTAGAGTTTCTCTTTTTGCCATTACTTGATACCGAGTTCTTTCTCCGTCATTACTTTGAACTCCCACATTCTGTCTTCACAGAAATCTTTTGCTGCTTTCCACTTTGCCTGATTCTTAGCATACTCATATGCTTCGTTCAGGTATTTTTTTGTCTGTCTTTTTGGTTTGGGTGGAGGAGCACATTGTCTCATAGGTTTCACTTCAATTAGAGATGATCTGATCCTGCCATGAATATCTTTGTACTTGACAAAGAAGTCTGGAAAGTAACGATGAACCTTATTATCAATAGGAGAACGATATGGAATGCAGAACTCTTCAGACTGCCACTCTAAAACATTTTCATTCGTGTCACAATAGACCATAAACTTGCGTTCCCAGAGAGAACGATATATGATATTAGTTGGATCTCCTTTATATTTCTTTGGATAGGAAGGTTTGTATTTTCCCTTGTATGACATCTAAATAACTATAACAATCAATTATAAGATATTTAGAGTGCCTAGACCATTACCTAAAAAAATATCTCAGATCAAACCAACACTTTCTAATGTTGCACTAACATCTCATTATGCTGTTGAGTTTGGTGGTCTTGCTGGTAACTTGAGAAAACACCTTCGTGACAGAGGTATTGATTCAAGATATATCACAGAATCAATTGGTCTATTGTGTAGTAGAGCACAACTACCAGGAAGTGGATTTGCAACTGCAGATGTTGTTGGAAACTTCCCAGGTGTTGCAGAAAAGTTTGCACATACAAGAGCGTTTACTCCTCTGAGTTTAGAATTTTATGTTGATAACTCATACAGATCTCTGAAGTTTGTTGAGCACTGGATGGAGTTCATTGCTAGTGGATCAGAAACTGGTCAAGACCAAATTGATGAGCGTTATAATGGATATTACTTCAGAATGAAGTATCCGATTGAATATAAGTGTGATGAAACAAGAATTATTAAATTTGAAAAAGATTATAAGAGATATATTGAATATAGATTTTTCAAACTGTTTCCACTTTCTTTAGACTCTACTACTGTTTCATATCAAGGGTCTAATATATTGAAGGCAACTGCAACATTTCAATATGATCGTTATATGTCTGGTCAATCAAGATCTATTGACTTCTTCTTAGGAACAGATAGTAATAAAAATCCACCACCAGAGGGAACCGGACGAGGAGATAGTGCTAGAGGAACTCAGAATGAAAATACAAATGATCAAATCAACGCTGCTTTGAGGAATGTGAATGATTCCAATACCACTTCACCAAGATCATTGGATAATGCCAGTAATTTTAACAGAAATGCGGTCAACTATCTGAATTCAAGTAGAACATTTATTTCAGAGTACAGACCTGTATAACCCATCTAAATAATTTTACTGAATTGTTTAGGATATTATGCCTTTACCAAAAATTTCTACACCAACGTATGAGTTGGTGATTCCTTCTACTAAGAAGAAAGTAAAGTATAGACCATTCTTAGTTAAGGAAGAAAAAGTCCTCATTATCGCTATGGAAAGCGAGGATATGTCTCAAATTGCTAATGCAGTAAAAGACGTAATTAAATCTTGTATTATGACAAGAGGTGTGAAAGTAGAAGAACTTTCCACATTTGATATTGAATATTTGTTTCTCAACATTCGTGGTAAGTCTGTTGGTGAAGAAGTGGAAGTTATGGTAACTTGCCCAGACGACGGATCTACAAAGGTACCTGTCACTATAAACTTGGATGAAATTCAAGTCAAGTTTGACAAGGATCATTCTAGAGATATCAAACTTGATGATACATTGACTCTGAGGATGAAATATCCATCAATGGATGAATTTGTTAAAAATAACTTTACGGTGACTGACGTAAACATTGATGAAACATTCAATGTTATTATGGCATCTATTGAACAGATTTATAGTGAAGAGGAGTCTTGGTCTACAAGTGATTGTACCAAGAAAGAACTTCGTGAATTTGTTGAACAACTGAGTTCAAAGCAATTCAAAGAAATTGAAAACTTCTTTGGAACAATGCCTAAACTTTCCCACTCACTTACAGTAAAGAATCCAAACACTGAAGTTGAAAATGAAGTAGTGCTTGAGGGATTAGCAAGTTTTTTCGTGTGAGTATGGCTCATACGGATCTTGAGTCATACTTTAGAATTAATTTTGCTTTGATGCAACACCATAAATACTCATTGACGGAGTTAGAAAATATGATACCTTGGGAGAAAGATATTTACCTTGCTTTCCTCCAACAATACATTGAAGAAGAAAACTTAAAAGCGCAGCAACAGAATGGTCAGTAGTTTCCCAATTATAGGTAGGAGATCAACGGTATCCACTGCTGCGTTTACCGGTAGGGCAACTGCGCCCGTTCAACAAGATCCAGTAACAACTAAATTACTGAATCAAAATTCATTACAACTTGGATTGGTTGCTGCTCAGATAACCAATCTCAACACTCAAGTTGCAAGTCTGAATACAACGTTGCAGGCAATAAGCACAGGTTTAGCAACTTCACAGGCAGTTGAAAGGCAGAAAGAGGAAGCAGAACAGGCAAGAGAATCAAGACTGGCACAAGAGCAACTTCGCCAGGGACAAGAAAGTTTAATTGAGAAAAAGATTGAAGCTGCTGCTACAGCACCAGCACAGAAGTTAGCAACGAAAGCATCATTTACATTAGGTAATCTTGGACAATTCTTTTTATCGCTTGTTGGTGGTTGGTTAACCTCTCAAGCTATTGATGCTATCAATGCTGGTGCTGAAGGAAATAAGGATAAGTTACAGGAAATAAAAATAAATGTTCTGAAAGGTCTGGGTGTCATTACAGGAGTATTCGTTGCTTCTAGACTCGCACTCAGAGCATTGTCAGGAGGATTTGGTAGATTAGCTATAGGACTCACTGCAGCTGCTGCTATAGGATTATTCACAGCACCAGGACAACAATTTCTTGAGCTCTTAGCTGAAGCTTATAAGTATATCAGAGAAAATGTTCCTGGGGGACAACTCTTACCAGAATTACCACAACAACAACCAAACGCAAATAAACCACCAGGGCAACAGCAAGGTCAACAAGGTAATCAGGGCAATCAATCTAATCAACCAAATGCAAATAAACCACCTGGACCACAACAATTTGCATTAGGTGGTTTAGTAGAGGGAACACCAGGCATTGATCAAATTCCAGCAATGCTGACTGATGGTGAATTTGTCATGCCTCAAAGTAAAGTCAGACAATATGGTTTAGACTTTATGGAGTCTATTCGTTCTGGCAATACTCTTTTTGCTGAAAACGATAATAAAGATGAGTTTGTTCCAAGAGACAAAGAAAAACCATTTGATGTTAATTTAGAAGCAAAACAGACTGAACCCGCAAATATTCCTTTGGAAGGTGATGCATCAAGAGGATTGGAACCAGGTCAAATAAGTCCTGGTGATACAACACTATCTGAAATGGGATATAGTGTTGATGAAGTTCAGGGGATGATCAATGAAGAGAAATATATCGGTAAAACTGGAAATCTTCCATCATCAAATATTACACCAATAATTAAAGCACAAAAAGTGGCAGAAAGAGTTTCTGAACCACCTCAAGAAGATCCGATTAATATTGTACCAATACCAATTCCACCATCTGGTGGAGGTCAATCTAATCAACAGTCTGTTCCTGCTGCATCTGGAAGTATTGGAGGTATTCCCGTCTTTGCTACAAGTGATTCTTCCAATATGTACGTTTTGACTACAAAAACAATCTTTAACGTTCTCTGATAATGGCACAAAAAGCTCTATTAAAAAATAGTGATAGTTTAGGTAACATCAGAAAGTCCTTGATGTCTTTTGGGGATGGACTGAGAAGTGCTAATTCAACTTCTAGTAAAATAGTATCTGATTTAAATTTAAGTAATAGAGAAAAGCAGAGAGCGATTTTAAGAGCAGATCAGATATTTGAAACAAGAAGACAAGCAGTTCAACGAAGAGAACGTGAAGACGTAATTGAAGCAGGTAAAATTGGATCTCTTACCACTAGAGCAACAAGAACCATTACCTCCTCAACAAAGGGATTCCTTGGAAGAGTAATGGACTTTGTTGGAACTATTTTTGTTGGTTGGATTTTAACCAATCTACCAACAATTATCAAACAAGTTCAAGGATTGATTGGAAGAATTCAAGAGTTGCAAGTAATATTGCAAAGTTGGATTGATAATGTTCAAGAGTTTTACACCGACTTCACCGCACAACTTGACACTTTTCTTGAGAGAATTTCCTTCGTTTTAGACAACACTCCATTGACGGAGGCTGACAAAAACAGCAACAAACTTAAGAGTTCTGTGAACACAATTGAAAAAGACTTCAATAGAATGATCCAAGGATTCAAAGACTTTGATTTAAAAGAATTTTTATTTGGTAAGAAAGAAGAACCACCTGCTGGTACTACTGGTAGTAATACTGGTAGTGGTTCTACTAATACTTCAACTGGTGCTGGTAGATATACTCCAATTCTGAATGTGATTGCAAAAGGTGAAGGAGGATACACTTCTATCGCACCTGGAGATGAGAATCCAGATCTTACATCTATGACAATTGAAGAGGCAAGTAAAGCAAAAGGTGTGAGACCTAATAATCCTGGAACAGGTGCTATTGGTAGATATCAACTTACTTCCCCAATAAAACAAGCACAACTGGCAGGTCTTGATGTTAAGACGGATTTATTCAGTCCAGAAAATCAAGATAAAATTGCTATAGCATTGATTAAAGCACGCGGAATCACCGCAGATATGATTATAAACAATCCTGAAGAAGCAGGAAAAAGACTTGCAATGGAATTTGCTGGTGTTCCAGTTTTAGCGCCAGTTTTTTCCAAATATGCAGGAAGAACTGTAAACAGAGGAGAAAGTTTTTATGAAGGATATAATGGTAATTCTGCAAAAATTGTAACACCAGAAGATGTTGAAGCAGCGTTCAAAAAATTTGGTCAAGCAAAAGTAACACCAAATGTAAACAGAAACACAAAATATTCTAAAGGACAGAATATATCTAGTGTTGTTGGACAAAATGCAACAGTGACCAGTCTTCAGGGAATGAGAACTAATCCAATTACTGGACAGCAAAGTTATCACTCAGGTATTGATATTGGTTGTGATCCTGGTCTTTACATCTCATTGAAAGTTGACTCTGAAGTTGTTGGATCTAAATTTGATCCTGGATATGGAAACGTTATTGACTTGTGGGTGCCTTCTTTAGGTGTTCAAATGAGATTCGCACATAATAGTAGAATCATTATTACAAGTGGTAGTGTCCCTGCAGGAACTTCATTTGCAATCACCGGCAATACAGGAAGGTCTACAGGACCACACATTCACTTTGAAGTTGATAGTAGAAGAAATAGAACTGGATATAAGAGCAATATGGTTCCAGATCCATATGTTGCTATGATTGAATTGACAACTGCCGAAATTAAAGGCAATAATACGGCAAGTTCTTTTAGAAGATCTTCAAATCAACCACTTATATCGTCAACCGCAAATCGCACAACCACTCAAAAGAGTGTAACTCCAGTTAAAAACCCAAGAACTATTCCGATACCAATACCATCTCCAAACAATACAACTCCTCAACAACAACCAGCAATAGGTGGTGGAGGATCTCAATCAATAGCATTCAATTCTGGAGATCAGTTAAATAACTTTGTAAGTCTCATTCTCTTGGCAGAACTAGGAAACGTATAATGTCAGCAGCAACAGATAGTTCCAAGTACGAAGAAATAATCATAGAATCTTCAACTGATAAGAATAGAACTATTGACCTGAGACTTGGTGTTCAGTCAATAGAATATTATGAAGATGTATTCTCACCAACAATAACTGCTAAACTTCTTGTGACTACCACAGGAGATGCAATTGATAATAAGGGAATATATCAAGGATTACCTTTGAGGGGTGGTGAAAGAGTTTCTATAAAAATTCAAGGAAATACGGATTCTAATCCAGGACTAGATTTCTCTAGGGATGGGAAACAGTTATATGTTTCTAGTATTACCAATGTTGTTCAAACTGATCAGTCGGAGACTTTTGTTCTTAACTTGTGCTCCAGAGAAGCAATCACAAATGAGACTTCTAGGGTTCCAGTGAAGTTCCCAACATCATCACCAATATCTGTCTCTGCTGAGGAAATAATTAGAAAATATTTGGTTACTAATAAAACTCTTGATATTGATAAGACTTCAAATAAGTATGGTTTTATTGCTAATATGAAGAAGCCATTTACATTACTTACTTGGTTAGCATCAAAAGGTGTTCCAGACATTAGTGGAGATGGTACTGCCGGATACTTTTTCTTTGAGACAAAAGATGGGTATCATTTTAAGTCTGTTGATAAATTGATTAGTCAAGATAAAGTTGCAACTTATAATTCAACACAAATCGCTGACTCTAGTAATGATCAAAACTTTCAAATTTTGAATCACGCCATTAGTAGAAATAATAATCTCCTAGAAAAACTTCGTCTTGGAACATATTCCAGTCAAAGAGCATTCTTCAATCCACTTACATTTGCATTCACACATCCAAAGAAAGGTACATTTAAGTTAGAAGATTATTCTGGTAAGTCAAAGAACCTTGGAGAAACTTTCAAACTTCCACCTATAAAAGAGGGTGCAAAAGATACTCTTGGAGATATTCCAAGTAGAATGATTACAGGTATCGTTGATATTGGAACTCTTGAGAAAGACGTTTCTGTTGAAGAAAACGCTGATCCTTTCCAGTATCAGTCTCAAGCAATTATGAGATATAATATATTATTCACTCAGACTATGACATTAACATTACCTTCCAATACAAATTTGAAAGCAGGTGATGTAATTGAGTGTCTATTTCCCAAAACAACAGTATCAGATAAGAAAGAGTATGATCAGGACCAAAGTGGTCTATATATGATTAAAGAACTGTGTCATCATTTTGACACTGAGGGATCATATACTTCAGTGAAACTGATTAGAGATACATTTGGTCAATACGGAACAAATAACAAGTAATTACAATGTTAGAGGAGTCTTTACTTAAAACTAATTTTATTGGAAGAGATGGATTTCGTTGGTGGATCGGTCAGGTTGCACCACAGGAAGCACAGAAAAGTCAAGTAAGTGGTGGTGGATGGGGAAACCGTTTCAAAGTTCGTATTCTTGGTTATCACCCATATAGTGTGGTTGATCTGCCTGATGACGATCTTCCTTGGGCACAAGCACTTTTAGGTTGTACCGATGGTTCTGGTGCTGCAAACAGAGGAACTTCTGTAAAGATTTCACCTGGTGATTCTGTTCTTGGATTTTTTCTTGATGGGGACAATGCACAGATCCCTGTCATACTTGGTGTATTTGGTCGTACACTTTCCGTACCATCAGAAGATTATGTAAGTCCATTCGTTCCTTTCACAGGATATACTGGAAGAGTAAAGAATGATGGTTCAAAACTTGCAAAGAATGAATCAAATGAACAGAATGCTAGTTCTGCTAAGTCTCCACGTTCTGTAGATAAAAAAACAGTAGATAAACTCAATGAAAGAGTTAACACTGATGATAATCCAGCGACAAAGGAAGTATCAGCATCCAATACGATTGGTCAGAAGGTAACAGCAGCTTCGTCAGATAAAGATAGTGCTGTACAAACAATCAAAAATGATGTTGATAACTTTGTTAAAAAGATTTCAGCAATTAGAGAGGGTATTCAGGCTGGTATTACCTCTGTTACTGATTTTGTAAGCAACAAAAAGCAAGCACTATTCAGAGAAATTGATAGTATGACTGCGAGTATACAGAAGGGTACTACTCGTATGATCAATGATATGACAATGAACTTGACAAAGAAATTGATACCTACTCTTAATGGTGGTTTACAAGTTTTATATGATCAAGTTTATAATTTAGTTTTTGCTGCAACTCAGAGTTCTGCTGCGGCAGAGAAGGCAGGAACTATTGCTCAAGCACTTTTTATTGGACCAATTAAAAAATTATCCGATGCAATACCTTGTATTGCTAATAATGTAATAAATGGTATTGGCGAAACTATCAAGGGTCTTTTAACCAGTGTAGCAGATAATGTTACAAACTTTGTCTCCTGCATAGGAGATCAGGTTGTTGGTGCCTTGATGAATCAAATTATAGGTAGTGTTACCAAGTTCTTAGCACCATTGATGGGTGGTTTGGACAAAATTTTACAAGGATTCTCTGTATTAGATTTTTTCAGAAAGACTGGAGATTCTATTTTAGGTCTTGCGGATAGACTTGGTTGTAATGAGATTGCACCAGAATATGATCTTGCATCTAATGAATGGGTTATTGGTAAAGGAACAACAGATAAAGTTGGTGTTCCAGTAAATGAAATTTTAGAAACTGCAAATGAAGCGCAATCAATCGCAGATTCCGCTATCAATGTAGTTCAAGATATTGCTGAAGCAACAGGTTCTCTTGGTGTATTTGATTTTATGAATCCAAGTGTTTCTGTTCCAGGATTCAAGAGTGCTCTGGGAAATTGTTTCGCTGGTTTTCCAGAACTTGGTGGTTGTGGCGGCACAAAGATCAAAATTTTTGGTGGAAGTGGAAAAGGTGGTACTGCAAATGCAATCTTTGGTGCTATTGAAAGTATCGCAAACGGTGGAAGAGGTTTAACTGGAAGTCTTATTGGTGTTGATCTTGTAAACGGTGGTGGTGGATATACGTTCCCACCGTTCGTAGAGATTGTAGATGAATGTGGAAGCGGATACGGAGCTACTGCAAGAGCAGTGATTGATTACGATGAAGATTCTCCAACTTATCAACAGATCACTGATATTTACATTGTAACCGAAGGTGAAAACTATGTGATAGGTGATGACCTTAGTGAGTACGTACCAAATGACACAAACGGACCATTGGTTGTATTCCCTGGTTCTGGATATTCCCCAGATGACACAGCATTTGATAGTAACGGTAATGAGTATACGGTGAATGTGGACGATGCTGGAGGTATCATCAATGCAACACGTATAGGTGATGGAGTTTCTATCACATATAAACCAATTGATAATTTGGTTACGTTTGATGTAAGAACTAAAACAGGTTCTGGTGCTATATTCAAACCAAGACTTATCAAGAGACCTGAAGGATATCAAGGTGAAGTCAAACGTGTTGTTGATTGCATTTCAAATGAAAACAATCTTGTTGGATATGTTGATGGTAAAGAATATTATGGTCCATTCCACGTTCATCCAACTAATGGAAGAAAAATGGTTGGATCAAAGCATACTCAAGTAGCACACAAATACATATATGATACTCCTGAGGCAAGTCTTGGGTCTAGAACTTCATCAGTTAATACTACAACTCGGGTAAATGTAGAGACTGCAACAACTGAAACGACAACAACTGCTACTACACCTACACCCACACCAGCTCCCACACCAACTCCGCCACCATCATCACCAACACCAACTCCTCCACCATCACCACCACCAAGTTCTGGTGGAGGATCAAGTTCTAGTGGTGGATACTAAATATCTAAAAAGAATTATATAAATGGCACACGATCAGAACTGGGAAAAAAGACAATTTGTTAGTTTTAGTCCACAGTTTAGAATTGATGTAAATAATCCACAAACAGGATTCAATGGTCCAGGGATCTATGACTTGTACGGATATACTGAGAATGGAGATGTATCTCTTTCTGGTATGATGGCAGGTGGTATCTATCGTCTTTACAACGATAGAACCATTGAAATTATTGGAGGTGCAAACTCTGAGCGTGGTGGTGTTGATATTTGTATCACTGGTATGAAGGGAAGTGTCCTTATTACTGCTCAAGAAAATGGTGAAGTATTAATTAAGGGTGCAAAAGTCACTATAGAGGCTAAAGGTGACTTAAATCTGAAGAGTGGTGGTAATATGAAGTTGGATTGTGGTAAAAAATTTGACATTAAGGCTCAAGAAGCATACTGTGATGCACCACACTCTTATGGAGACGATTGTATCGCCACACAAGATAATGCAAACAATCTACTAAATTTATCATATAAGGGTCTTAAAGCAGAGGGTATTGCTAGGGCAGCAGCTGCTGCGGCAGGTGGACCTGGTGCCTCACTCGCAGTTTCTGTTGCATCAAAGGCAATCAAAGGACTAGGTTAGTATGTCGTTTATCAATATAAATCAAACTAGTTTTGACCATACCTTTCAATCTGAAGTTACTTTTTTAAGTAATTCATTTTTTCAAGCTGATGCAATCGTATCACAAAATTCAAAATTAGATGTAAAGGGATCTTCAAATTTTGATGGTGTGGCAGAATTTAAAAACACACTCTCTGTAGACTCAACTACAACACTTGCGGACGTAAATGTTACAGATATAACTGCACAAAGGTTGGTAGTTACATCCTCTGCAAGTATTGCGGGTTTAACAACTGTCAATGATCTTAAGGTTGATGGTGAATTAAAAGATGGTTCAGGAACCTTCGGTAGTGCAGGTCAGGTTCTATCATCAGACGGAACTGATTTAGCATGGATTAATACATCTGATGCAAACGTTGGATCGGCAACAAATGTTGGAGTTAATCTTGACAGCACTAATTCAGATCAGTGGTTAGCATTTGTTGGTGCAAGTAGTAACAACCAACCAATCAGAGTTAATAATACAATACGAGTCAATCCTAGTACCTCTTCTATTGGAGTTGGGGTTGCTCCATCTACGCAGTTGCACATCAAACAAGTAGCAAGCACTGCACCAATTTTAAGAGTAGAAGCGACTAGTACTAATCCAGAATTAGATCTTAAAAGTGCTAATAGTGGTACTGCTAAAATTAAGTTCTCTGATGATAATGATGCAGCAGGTTCCATAGTCTACGATCATGGACACAATAAAATGAAGTTCATGATTGATACCACTACTTCCTTCTGGATCAGTCCTAATGCACACTTCAGATTATTTGAAGCATTTGAGGACGGAAGTGGATCTGCAGGAACATCAGGACAAGTTCTTTCATCTACAGGAAGTAAGACTGCTTGGATCAATACTTCTGACGCCAATGTTGGTTCTGCAACTAATGTCGGAACAAATGAAGACGGAACTAACGCTAATCAATATGTAACTTTTGTTGAAAATAAGACTGGTAATAATCCGATTAGAGTTGATGAGGGTTTAAAGTACAATCCGAACTCTAATACACTAACTGTTGGAACAATTGCTGCTACTACTTTTAGTGGAATTCCAGATTCTTTCCCTTCAGGTGGTATTATTATCTGGTCTGGTGCGGCGAACAATCTTCCAAATGGTTGGAGTCTCTGTGATGGTCAAAACGGCACACCAGACTTAAGAAATAGATTTGTTGTTGGTGCTTCTACTGGAACTGGAGATACAACATATCCAGGACTTTCTGTAAATGCTACTGGTGGTAGTGCTAATGCAACACTGGTAAGTCACTCACACACAGTTGATAATCATACTCACAGTGATGGAACTTTAGTAGTAGATAATCACTCTCATAGTGTGAATATCAATACTAATAATAATTCACATACTCACCATCACATTATGCCTGGTGATGACCAACTTACGTTTGCTAATGGGCGTGCTGGATGGAGTAATCGTAGTGCTGCATCATATCCATATGATGCAAACAGTTCCACCAGTGGTGGTGGACAGATGTGGCGTACATCAGATAATAGTCACACTCACAGTCACAATGTCAGTGGTAATACTGGAGGTTCTGCACCAGGAATTAGTGGTTCTACTGGAGGTTCTGCACCAGGAACTAACTCTCAAGGTTCTACTGCAACTAATGCAAACTTACCACCATACTTTGCACTTTGTTATATTATGAAGGATTGACGCCGTACCAAAAGAGTGTTATAATATCTGGGTAATCAAGAAAAGCACATGAACGAAACTTATGTTGCTGGCGTCGTTATCGATGTCTGCACTCGTTCTTTTCTTCTCCTTAGCGATGGAGGAGATGAGAAAATGGTAGAATGTGAAACTGCTGAGCAGTTTATGAATGTGTTGGAGGTTTGCACTAGCAATCTCAATGATGATCAAATCGAGTATGCTGATCTAGCGATCAAGGAGTAATATGGAAGTATTCACCATTAAAGAATGGGAAGATAATTTTGATGATCTCTTTGCGAGAGTCGAAAACGGAGAAACCATCGGTATAGTAAGAGAAGATGGTCAAGCAGCAGTAATGATGCCTGCAGATGAAGCAGATTTTCTGCGAATACACACAACAGAAAATAACGACGCTGATTGATGTATTCGGGAGCATAGCTTAACGGTTAGAGCGGGCTCCTTATAAGGGCTTAGTCTGGGTTCAATTCCCAGTGTTCCCATCTGCTTCCTTAGCAATCTGGTGAATGCAGCAAACTCATAATTTGCCTAAGGAGAGTTCGATCCTCTCAGGAAGCACCTAAGCGAGTGTGGCGGAATCGGTAGACGCACCAGACTTAAAATCTGTTGGGAGTTAATCCCGTGGGGGTTCAAGTCCCCCCACTCGCACTAAATACCTAAAAAGGGGTATCATGAAGAACACTTTTGAAGT